ACACCTTCCATTCCGAGAAACGGAACAGGAGTAATCATCAACTTCAGATTGTACTCGGCGTCAAATGCGCCCTGCTGAACAGCAGGCTGTGCAAACGAACCTGAGTAATCCGACCACTGTGCGTTAACAAACTGAGCACCTTGTACGGGAACTGTAACGGACGAAACACCGCCCGTGGCAGTCTGAGAATTGGCAATCAGCGCAGCCATCAGAGGTGTGCTATTGTAGAGCTGCACCACCAACTTCGGAATAAACGCACGCCTTGTGACGTACGTTAATTCGTTGTACTGCGAACTGCCCGACGCTGGTACGATACCACCACCAATAGCCATCGCTTACTTCCTTCTAAGTTAAGTCCCCGAAAATCAAAGGCCGATTGGACGAGATGTTTTACGCATCTCAAACAAAGCCTTTGCCGCTTCTTCACGCGCCGCCACTGCTGGATTGCTCCTGAATTTAGCCAGCGTGTCGCGTGCGGACTCATTCATAAATGATTTATTGTAATACTGCTGCGGAGTTGGAGTTGCGGCAGTTTTCATAAATTCATAGTAATCAGCGGCAGTTTCGTGATTTGTAATGCCCCGTTCGAGCATAATTTTTTCAATCTCAGCAACATCATTGTCAGACGTAGCTTTACCCTTCTTAACCAAAGACTGGCGCCGCTTTTCAAGATCTTCAAGGGCTTCTTTTTCCCTTAAACGGCCTTCTAAAGCTGCGTTTTTTGCTTCGTATTCAGCGAAACGAGCGTCTAACGAGTCCTTCATGTCAATCGTATCAATTGTCATGTTAGGACGCGCTTTTTTAGTCAAACGCAGAAATGACTCCCGTGTATTGGGATTTTCGGCCAATTCGCGTGCCAAAAGTGCCAGCTCGTCGCGTGCGTCAGGTGTGAGATCTTCTAAAGAAGGCATTGTTGTCCCCTATCCTTCGGTTCAGATAATTTTTTTGCCGTCGCCCGGAGGCTTAACAGACATCATGTTCTTTGGACCCGTCTTGGATGCGCCAGAAAGGCCACCAAGCTGGGCAAAACGAGGCGTATTAACGATCTGGCCGTTAACTTGCTTATCAGTAGTTGGATTGCGAGGAGCCGATGCACCCCGTGGCTTGAAGAGTTCCATAGTAATTCCCTTACATTGGAGGCATTGCAGGAGGAGCACCGCCAGGAGCGCCACCCATAGGAGGTGCGCCAGGAGGAGGGTTCATCAATCCGACATTAGGAGGAGCGCCCGAAATTGCGCGAGAACCAGGAGTTCCACCACCGGCTTGAGGAAGGTTTTGCAGAAGCTGTAAAATTTCAGCGTTCTGAAGCTCACCAGCTTTTTGCTTTTTAGGGCCAAGCACAGTTGTGAGCGCTGTAATTGCGTTAATTAATTTTTGCCCTTCTGGGCTTTCTGAACCAATGGCTGGCAAAGATTGCTCTAACAAGTCCATCGCCATTGAGACGTTAACGAGAGCATTTTCTTTAATACCAGCTTTTGGTTCTGGAGTAGACATAGGGGATGGCATAGGAGGAGGCGAGCTTGTAGGAGCATCACCCACAGAAACGCCACCGGCAGTCTCACCACCGGAGCCTTGCATCAGAGCTAGCATATCTGCGTTACTTGCCATGTTCATTCCCTAAAAAAAGAGCGAAGGGGTATTTTTTCTTTCCCCCCCTTCAGGGAAATCGCTTAACAGACGGGTCTAACCCGCGTGTTAGTTAGCGACGTGCCTTACGACCCTTGCGACGCATGATGCGCTCCTTTAGCTGGGGTTTCGGGGAGGGGTGAAAGCGCCAATTAGCGCTTGTGCTTACGAGACTTGCGAGCCATTGTATGGCCTCCATCAATTAGAGTTAACGTCCCCAACTTACTCACTTGCGCTTACCGCGCCGTGAACGTTTTACTGACTTGTAAGCCATCATGGCCTCCGTGTCTGTGACCTAGATGTAGTACGTGGTGTCATCGACCGCATACCACTAATTCGATAATTCATACTAGCGGGTTTTACGTCGCGAGACAACTGGGTAGTTGAAGCCCTTGGTTGATCGCCACGAACTGGGTTAATTGAGCTTTTTGCCATGATTATCCTTCCTTTTTAGGTTTAGGAGCAGGATGTGGTTGTGGATTGGCCGCGGCTTTGGCTTCATCTTTTTTAAGACGATCTTTTAAAAGTTGTTTCATTGGTGGGTCAAGAAGATCAAGCAAGCTCTCTTTGTTGATTGCTCCAGCCTTAAACAGATTGAACGCTAACGAGCGTTGATCTTCCATAAAGATCGGGCTGTTCGAGTGCGCGTCTACCTTGACCACGTAATCTTTGGTAAACTGAGCAGGAATAAACTTTTGACCTTCAATGTCTTTGAGATCGTTTGGATCGTAAGCCTGCATCAGTTTGAGATACAACGTTGCCATCTTTTCTAAGCTGTCTTCAACAACCATCGCACGTTTTTTGGCACGGGAAGACCCAAGGCGTGCAAGTTGCGAAGCATGGCCTGCCGACCGGACGCCCTGTTCGCCTTTGCCTGACAACACGCTTGAAATACCGGAGGTTTCTTCAAACATCCCGTCAATTTCACGGAGTGACGCATACAAATCCTGTGGAATGTTAGGCGCAAACCTATCGGCTTTGGCGTTAGGCATATCAGAACCAATCACGCCGCCAGCGCGGTTGAGGGCAAAGTTTTTTTCGTCTAAAATGCCTGAGAAGCCAGACATCATTGTTGGTGGGTTAACTTGCTTGGAGAGCAAGTCCAAAATTTCTGTCATTCGGCGGTTTCGCATTTGCTGAAGATAGATCAGCTTGGAAACCTCGGATTGGCCCCAGTAGTAGTCATACTGCGGGTTGGGCGTAATTTGAATGAAAGGCAATTCGCCTTTAAGGAATAGCTCTTCGTTGGGCCGGTCGTAGATGATTACGTCGGGCGAAGCGCGAGTGACAACTTGATAATCTTGAATGTCGTCATTCCAAACGTACATCTCTGTCATTTCAACAGTGTCTTCGGCAATGCGCGCTTTCATGCGGTTATAGCCGTAAAGGTCAAGGTTGACGGTGCCGTAAAGCGTTGGATTAGTTTGAGACATGACGATGCGGTCAATGCCTTCAGGAATATTTTGAGGCGTGTACTGTGCCGTGTTGATGCGGCTGATAATGCTGTCTCGGTTTTTGTGAGCGTAGAGTTTGGCCCACAAATCCTGTTTGGTCATGTAATAGGTTTGGGTAATGCACTGTTGGCGGTCGGTGTACTGAACGTCTTCACGCAACACGCCGATTGAACCTGGATCAACCAAGTAAGGATGAATAGAATTGTTGAACGGGATCAGTTTGATGAAGGTGGTATTGAACACCAAAGCCCAGACAAGAGCCGTCGCAAATACCTGATCGGCATTGGAATTGTTCCATTCGTCGTGCAGAGCTTGGGTTAACGGCGGCACGTACCGGTGCATCATGTCATTGACGCCAGAACCTAAAGCAATGTTGAAGCGCGTCGTTTCAGCCGAGTAAAGGAACGAGGTAAGCTGGTCAATGTGAGAACCAATCTTATTGAAAGGCGCTGGCGACTCTTCTGGTCCCGCGCCAAACAAAAAGTAAGAACGCAAAGAGGAGTAATCCCCTTGGCGCTCTGGCTTTGACACGTCGCATTTGTTCATCAAGTCGAGATAAAAGAACTCGCGCTCGTTTGCGTCAGTTGGTATCCGCATTTAATTTTAGCCCTTGATGGTCGTTCATCACCACAGATGCACGCGGTCCCGAAAGGTTGCCCATGTCTTTAGGGTTGTAACCAACGGGTTCGCCTGCAACTGATTGTACAGCTTTTCCAGCCAACGCGCTACCCATGTCAAAACGCCCACCGCCGCCCCAAAGTACGCCGTTGTTAGCAGCTTCATGGCCTTTGTTTGGTTCTGGTTTGTTGTTTCGAGTGTGATATCCGGTTTGATAATCACCTTCACGGGTTGATTTGATGTTGGTCATGTTAAAGTTAGACGCCAACTCCTTCAAAGTGCCGTCCGCTTTCTTGGTGCGGTCAGATTTGATTGAAAAAGGCTTTAAAAACACTTGAGTGACTTTTTTACAGCCATGTGGGCATTCTGCTTCCCAAGCATCAAAATAACCGTGTTTTGTGCATTGATATGATCGTAATACAGCCATTTTAGTGCTCCAATTGTTCTTTTAAAGTGATCTGAGAGTAGTCATTCCGGTTAACAATGCCCGGTTTAACCCTGAATTGCCCATTTTCCAGAACCAAACGGTTGGTTTTTGCCATGCGAGGCTCTGGTGTCTGGTTGTACCGGATAAAGCGGGTTTGGTCTTTGTTACGCATGATTGTTACATCACCGCGCTCGATTTTAGCCAATGATTGGCTTAATCTGATCTGCATAGTCTCTGTCAAAGGGGCTTTTCGGTAAACGAACACATCACGCATATGAGCCGCGGTATATCCGGTTAATTCGGCTAACATGGGCCATGACCAAGACGTATGTTCGTCCTCTTGGAACCTGTACATGCGTCTGTACAAGTCGGATTTGTTTAGAACCTTATCCATTTGGTCCAAATCCAATGCGTTGTAGATATTGAGATACGTTTTTGCCAACGGCCAGCTCGCCAGGCGTGCGTTCATCCGTCTTTGCAGCCATGTCGCGAGTAATGCGCCGTGCCAGTAATTGAGGTTGCACTTGTTCAGCATAAGCAGCAGCAGCCAAACCAGCAGCCATTACTCGGTCATCTTTTGACCGCCCCGGAGCCGAAATAGTAGCGCCATCACGACGAATGGTCTTCATCTCTTCCAACAAGTCTTCTGACTTTACGCCCATCATGTCGCGTTCAAAATAATCTTTGAAGTAAGACAACATCCGTTCTTTAGATGCTTGAGTAGTAATCCAGCCAATTGAATTGCTAAGACCGCCAAGCGTATCATTCTTGCGCCAGATGTAATTCTGCATAGAAGACAGAACACCCATTAAGGCTTCGCCTTGCCTTTTGGTTTCGGGCGTGGACGCGATGACGTTGGCTTGTCTTTTGAGGTTGCGGAGTTCTTGGACGACCGGCTGACCGGGGCCGTTGAGTTCGAGGTTGAGGGTGGAGTTTTTGTAGGCTCCTGCAAGATGGGCGATGACCCATGCGAACTGGTAGGTGTTGAGTTCTGAGGTGGCAAACTCTGCGACTTGATCAAGTCCATCAGCGTAACACCTAAAAACTTGTATGCAAAAACGATCAGCCCAGTCAGAACTACCGTAAGCAGGATCAGCACCAATAACGTAATAACCATTGTCAACGGGTTCCTCCCAGACTTTAAGGGTTGCGAGTTTAGGGTTTGATTTCATTACTTCCGTGTCTTGGAAGTTGTGGCCCATCACATAACGATAGCAATCCGGTTGAAATTTACGCGATGTCTTCATAGCGTCCGTGCATTTGCTGTTCGAGAAGAACGAGCTGCCGGTCATCACAAATGCGTAGTCTTCCGTTGGCGGAAACTCTTGGTACATAAGGGCTTCGTCTTTAATGCCTTCGGCCAGTTTCCAACGCCACCAAGCAATCTGCCGCGAGTTGATCTCAAAGCCGTACAGCTTTTTAATGTCGCGCACCCATTCTTTTTCTTCGGGCGTAACTTTGCCGTCCCAGTAAACTTTATAAACCGGATTGTCTGCTTCGACCGAATAGAACTCGTTGCGCCACCATCCGCAAAATATCGCACGCTGTGTTCTTGCCCGTTTCGCTGTAGTGTACATATCATGAAACATGTTGAAGCCCCGCGCCGTGCTTTCAAACATGTACAGGCGCAAGGGATTTGTTTCAGCAAGCGAAGCCAATAGTGAGGCCAAGCCTTCCTCGTCGCCCCAAGACGAAGTTTCTGTACCGTGTAAATATGTGATGGCCTTACCACGACCTAGACTTCCTTTGGCTCGCAAGCCTGCTACTTGGTAGAATAGGCGGCTGCGGTTCTTCAACGACAACTGGTTGCGGTTATGGGCCAACAACGGGATCTTATATTCTTTGGGCAAGCCATCCATGTACATGGCAAGCGTAGACCGGAACATGTCACGGTTTTCTTCCGTGTCGGTTGTCAGGGTGCCCTGAAGTCCGGGATTAATGAAATGCCAATAAAGATCAAGAGCCAGACTAATAGTGGTAATGCCCAACTGGCGACCTTTGAGAATAACAAAGAAGTGGCAATCGTCTTCAAGGCCTTTGGCAATCTCTTCCATAACATAGGTTTGCGTTCCCAGTAATTTGTCCATCTTCTGAAGGCCAAGCTCTTTGGTTTCAATCTTGAGCTGCCGACAAAAAGCATAGAAATGTTGAAGGTTAAACTTCATTGTTAATCTTTATTAACGGAGGAAGTTCCTTAGCCACGCGCTCTTTGATTTCGTTTGAAGTGTCGCGCAAGCCGTTCCAGTTCCAGTCGTGGGTGACAAATTCTGTCATAGCAGCCTCGGCAACATCCGTAGCCATTCGACGCGGATCACGTTGATATTGTTTAAGATATTCTTTCAATAACTGTTTCATATCTTTTGCACCCAGAACTGTTGTCCGATGCTTACGATCTTAATTTTCTTGGCAAATAGGTTCACAAACGCATCCACGGCATATTTAGGGCGTTCAATCAAATCCGCGCCATTGCCCCATAAATAATCATCAAACGCCATAAAACCACCGGAGCGCAACAAAGGAAACGCCATGCAAGCGTCCGTCAGTACATCCGGTCCAGAGTGCGAGCCGTCAATGTAAATGAAATCAATGTCATCGACCTCATGGTCAATCAATTGAGCTAGACACTTGGTTGAAGTGCCAACATAAGCATCCCATGCCACGTCCGGTTTCTTTTCAGACGCAATAGCCATGTTAGCCATAAACCGCGCATACGAACCGTTAACTTGTTCTGCCGTATGTTCAGCCCCGCCCTGCCATGTATCAATACAGGTCAAAGAACCTTCAGGTTCAATTACGTTCTCAAGCAACCAAACAGCCGAGCGTCCTTCGTAGGAACCAATCTCAACCACATTATGGCAACCGCCTTCAATCAATTTGAGGTTGGCTTCCCAAACAGGGATGTTCCAAGAAAACCAATCTTGAGTAAATTCATACTCTTTTCGTACTACACCACCGTTAGCCATCTCAGCGTCCCTTCTGTTGATGGTGCTCTCAGCACGACTTGAACGTGCAACCTTCGCTTTCGTAGAGCGACGCTCTATCCAGTTGAGCTATGAGAGCATCTGGTTGCGGAGACAGGACTTGAACCTGCGACCTCCTGGTTATGAGCCAAGCGAGCTACCAACTGCTCTACCCCGCAACCATCCTATGCCAGATACTACCTGATGCGTCAAGCAGCGTCGATCTTGGCAATCAATGCTTCAATGTCCGCATCAGCAGCAGCCTCAGCGTTAGCAGCAGCCTGAGCTACCTGTGCCTCAAGATCAATAACCTTGGCCTCTAGAGCAGCCTTAGCGTTATCCCAATCAGCCTTCAAATTGAGAAGATGTTCTACCTTCGTAACTAAATCAGAAAAAGACATGTGAACCTCCATTGCAACGAGAACACCCTTATAACCTAATTTTTTTTTGGGGGGAACTGCATGTGGGGTGCACGTTCCAGCCACCCCCGTGGACCATGCCAAGGTCAAAGTCTCGGCCTGTCCTGATAGACTATACACAATCTACAATCTACAATCTGTCTGTGTATTATATATAATAAGATAATCTACAATCTAATTTGTATAATAACGGATGGTACCAGATTGTAATCTGGACCCATTCTGGACCCATAATTTATGACGCGCTGATGGTGCCAGACACCCTCGATTTCTTTATGATCGTGCTAGGTATGACATAATAGCATAGTAGGTATACCTAATAAGTATATATAACATCATTGACATGATAGTATTATAGACTTATATTAGGATCATAAGAGATCAGAAAGACTCTTATATATAATATCATTAGGAGATAGTGAGATGAAAAAGAAGCATATCGTTAAGCTAACACGCGATGTTGATACGGTGATCCGGTTTTCTGGTGTTAACGGTGATATCGATCATGAAACTGCTTTCACCTTACGAGCAGGTGAGCGTGTATTCCCTTCAATGCAAGAAGCATTCGCTTGGCAGTGCAATATCAATTCAGAGCATGGTCAGGGAACCGCCTTGCTAGCCAAGCGTGATAGCCGTGGCGAGATCGCGCTTTGGGTCTGAATGACAATCTACAGTCTGGCATCTAATCGGTGCCAGATCATAGATTGCCATAAGAGCAATCGTAACCGAGGAGAAATGATATGAATATCTATCACGTTGAAGTCACTGATACATTTGCAGGCGAGGCTAACTATTCATGGGTAAAGCGTGAGACGCTAATTATGCCTGAGCTTACTCATTACGGATATGATGGTTCATCTAATTACGTCAAAGCTAACAAGTCTTATCGTCGTCAATTAGTACGTAAGGCCAAGGCTGTAGCAGGTTGGACAGGCGAGCGCTGCAATGTCGAGGATTATGGCGATATGATCCGTATCGAGCCTCGCAATGCTTGCATGGTAGCCTTTGTAACCTACGCTGAATGAGGGGGATATCATGTGGACACTTAAACGGTTTAAATCATTCGTCGAACAGCTTGATTGGATCATTAAAAATGAGCACCGATATCAGATTAATGAGCTGTTAATAAACAATGGCTACGCTGTCGAATATAAACCTTTGCGTATTATAGGATAACAGCTTGACACCCTAGCATAGGCATGACACGTTGTGCCTATTGTAGGTTGCCAATAACGAGCAATCACATAGGAGAATAGAAAAATGGAAAAGACATATAACGGTTGGACTAATTACGCTACGTGGCGCGTTAACCTCGAAGTGTTCGACGGTATGAGCACATCAGACCTAGGCTTTGACGGTATGCCATTATCGGGCTTGCAAGGGGCTTTGAAAGAATACGTTGAGGAGATTGTCTGCCCCTTCAAAAAGGGTGAAAACTCATTGGCTGAAACCTATGCTCTCGCTTTCCTATCTGAAGTGAATTGGTTTGAAATAGCCAAGCACTTGAAAGAGGACGAAGAACAGGACGAATTGAGCGATGAGGATCGTGGCGTTTTGGAACAGGCTGCTTGGAACGATACCAGCGCAGAACTAGCGTGAAAGGGAAAGCATGACATATTCTGACACCCTA